CTCGAAAAAATTGCATAACCATATCAGGGAAGAGGTAATGCGAAAGTATGACTCGATGAAACTGACATTATGGCCAAAGGTATGAATTATATAGGTTAGGTCTTCCTGTTTCTGCTTGTCGAATTCTTCAAGCTCCTTTCTGTGATTCAGCTCTCTTTGCGCTTTCTCTTTCAGGTATCCGTCAGCCATTGCGTCTATCTTCGCTTGAGATGCTTTGTCTTCGAGTTCTGTGCTCTGCTTTATCCTCTCCTCTGCTGACTTCTTCTCAAGTTCGTTTATCTTATCGTTGGCAGCCGTTATTACATTGGCATTATCTTTTACCGTGCCTGTACTGCCACCGCCAACATTATTTTTTGAAGGTGAAACGTATGTCTTTTGAACTGGTGTTACGGTCTTCTTGCGAAGTTGTTTATCAAAATCTTTTACTGATTTATCCGCTTCATCGGCAGCCTTTTTCAAGGACTTGAGATTTGATGTCTCTTGCGCTTCCATAGAACCTTGACTATATCCTGTCGTGCCACCGAATGATGCCGATAACTGACCGCCTTTTGGGTGGTTCTTATCGTAATTCGTTTTGGCTTCGTTGTATTCGGCTCTTGCATTTTTAGCCATCAGGACAAGTTTATTCCTTAACTGACCGTTGGATGCAGCAATGGCATTTGCCACATTATAATGGCTAGCGGTCTCCATGCTAAGGTTTTTGAAATAACTAGGATATATCGACTTTAATTTGTCTATTGCCTTTTTACGGTCTTCGGTAGATTTTTTTGCGTCTTGTGCTATAGGCAGATATTTGCTGATTTCCTGATTGTTGGAATTAGTTGCTTGTTTTAATCCGTCTATCGTAGCCTTTAACTCTTTCGCTTTTCCGTCCGTGTTGTCCAAAGACGAATAAACATTGTACATTGCCACACCCAATGCGGCTACAGCCGTTGCAAGCAGAACATAAGGGTTGGTAAGCATGGCTGCATTGAGTGCTTTCTGCGCCTTTTCTGTGGCGACCAACCAACCGTAATGGATAGCCTCTACGGTTGTCATTGCGCCTATGCCGGTAGCCTGCAATGCCTGCAATGCGGTGACGGCTATCACGGCAGCCTTATAGGTTCCGTAAACTGCGGCTATCTCCATAAGAACCTTGCCGACCGTTTCATAATTCTGTACAAGTTCCGTAACCCCTTGAACACCATTAATTATGACGCTTTCTGATTTTTTGCCCAAATCGTTAAACGCCGCATCAACGGCATCATGGAACATGGATATCTGTCCCTGTATGGTTTTCGAAGCGTTCTCGCTCATTTGGTAGAATTTGCCTCCCGCACTCGTTGCATCTATGAAAGCCTGCTGAACCATCTGCGCTGAAATTTTCCCCTTTCCCATTTCGTCCTTTAACTTGGAGATGGAAACTCCGGTCTTCTCTGCCATGATTGACAGAGGATTGAACCCCGCATTAATCATCTGATTGAGGTCCTGACCCATCAGCTTACCCGATGCACTCATCTGAGAGAAAGCCAAAGTGAGGGAATTGAATTTCTGCGAATTGCCCATCGAGACATCACCCAGTGCGGATATAAATCTTGGGACTTTCTCGGCTGCTATGTTGAATCCTAGCATCATCTGCGTGGCTTGGGTGACGTCAGAAAACTCCAATGGGGAAATCTTGGCATAATCCCTTACCTTTGACATCAGTTCGTCCGCTTTCTGCTTGTTTCCTAGCAGGGTTTCTATAGCCGTATCTGCCGCCTGGAACTCTCCTCGGACGTTAATCATCTGAGAAATAAGACCCTTGATTGCCGCCGTACCGCCTATCAGACCTAACACCTTTGAGAGGGAAATACCGGAACGCTCAATCTCTGAACCGTTGCGGATAGCCGTGTCGGTCAAGTTATTATATTCTTTTGTTGTTGCCTGAAGTTTAGAATTTAATGCGTTGAATCCGTTCATCGAACTAGATGTATCCACGTTATTCAATTCATCTTTCAGTCTTTTTATCTCTTCACGAAGTCTGATTACCTTGTCGTAATCGGATTGTACCTTGAAATACAGTTGTGCCATATTACCTCCTTTTTATTTATTTCTTCTTTGTTGTGCAAGTTCCTTGCCCGATATGCGGTGTACTACTTCGCCGTAAGCCTCGTGCATCCTGTCTTTGCTCATTATCACCAAAACCCTGTATGGTATCATGTCCATTACTTCATGGTAACTCAAATGCAGGCTGTCGATGAATGTAGCAATCTGTCCGATTAATGTACGTCCGCCTATCATTTGGACTTTGCTGCCAGTCCGCACACACTCTTCGTCAAACTGACAGCACGCCAAAAAAAATCGGGTGAAAGGAGGCTTAATGCCGTCTCCAAAGCTTCTATGATTTCTTCAAAAGTCCCGTCCGACAATTCATCAGAAAGAGAGGCATCTCCCTCGATGAACCATGAAATTGCCTTCGCGTATTGCCCACAATCCGCATTAGCCAAAAACACTTCATGGAAAGTCTTTCCGTTCTCGAAGTTTAACTTACTGAGACATGATATAGCTCCCGCCAATCGTCTTATCGTGGGAGACTTAATGATGTATCCTTTGCCGTTGATGAAGACGGTCTTCTTGTCCTCGGCTACCAATGCCGATGCAACTAAATTACTTGATTTTTCCATATATTTTACAATTTAAAAGTTATTATTATATTAATTTCGGCTCGTGTTCTTGAATTGAAAAAACTATCCTCGGATTCCCTTTGTCGATATGCTTCTCTGCGACTATCTTTGCGCAAAGGTTGTCATCCTTTATGGCTCTGACCATTTGCAGACAATCGAGAATTGTTTTCAATGCGTTATCCAAATCGTACCTGATAGAACTCTCGTATACTGCCAAAAATAAGGTGAAACGCCCATCGATAAGCCTGTCACGATAAATCTTACATTGTCCGCAAAAGGAACGCTCATACGCCCTTATTTCGGGGGATTTTATGATGTATCTAGCACCATGCCTGTTGTTACCTACCTGATAGTTGTTGGCTTTGCTGATGACTTGTCCGTATATTGTTTCTGTGTCCATAGGCTAAAATGGTTCGTCACTTTCATTTTTTTCTATTTCGCCCGCATCACCGTCAAGAAACAAAGTAAGCTCAGGAATGAACCTACAGACAAACTTCATGGTGCCGGTGTTCCTTCCTTTGCAAACGTCTATGAGTGCCGTGTTATGGGTGCTCATATCATGGAACGGCTTCGGAAAGTTCTTGCCATAATATTCAGGTCGGTAAACCAATATAACGGTATCGGCTGCCTCTGCTATCTGCCCGCTGTCCCTTAGTCTGTCGATGCTAGGTTCAGGATTATCCCTGTCTCGGTTCAGCTGCGACAAAGCAATCACCCATATTTGAAGTTCTTTAGCAAGGTTTTTCAACCGTCTTGCCACATCTGCCATCTGCTGCTCCTTGCTCGTTCCCTTCATGTTCACGTTCAAAATCTGTAGATAGTCAAGTACAACGCCCCCGATATCGTACCGCATCTTCATCCGTCTGATGCTGCCGATGATGTTATCTATATTCGATGTGCTTCTGTCATCAAAGAAAAGATTATCCTTCTTAAGACTCTCTGATGCTACCCGTATCTTTCCCATGTCGTATGGTGATGGTGTACCGTAAGTGATAACAGACGCTGATACACCGCTTTTCATCGATACAATCCTAGAGGTAAGCTGTTCACCTGTCATTTCGAGTGAGTAGTAAGCCACCTTGCAACCTGCTTGTATCGCGTTCATCGTGATAGTGGTGGCAAGTGCTGTTTTGCCTTGCGAAGTGCATCCTGCAATGATGATGAGGTCTCCACCATGGAAGCCGCCTCTCTCGTCTAGCCGTGAAAATCCAGTGAGTGTTCCTGTGACCTTATTTCCGCTTAATCGGTCGTTCAAAGATTTCTCAAACCGTGTGAGTGTGTCCGATAATGTAACGACGCTCGATTTCTCATCATTCATTGAACTGTCGATTAATTCACGGGCTTTGGTTAATGCCTCATCAACTGGAGTCAACTCATTAGATGAAAGCTGTTGAATTTCTAGTCCGACCGTTTTCAGTTTCCGTCTTAATTCCAGTTCTTTAAGTCTGCTTATGTTGGCGGTAAATGTCGATGCCAAATAATTATTTGAAACTTCCGCCACATCAGCCGCCGTTATATTGGAGCCTGTCTGCATTGCTTTGGCTGTAACCGTCATGATGTCGATTTCGGTTCCATCATTTACAAGCGATACCATCAGAAGCCAACATTCACGATAAATGTTATCTGTAAAAGAACCTCCATCGAGTGTCTCCATCGCTTCATGGATGTAATTTCCATAATTCAGGATAGTACCTATAACGTAACGCTCGCATTCTGTATCGGCAACAGACTGAGTTAAGTATGTATTATTTCCCATCATTTTCCTTTTTTAGCCAGTTGATTAATGTCCTGTAAAGGCTTGAATACTTCTTCCGCAAGTCTGTACGGTTCTCTATATTCAAAACAGTGTCCGCAATCAGCTTCTTTGAATAAGATGAAAGCAACTTCATGAATTCTTTTTCCGTGCATACCTTGATATGCTTGGAACAATAAGGGGCGTTCTCTTTGTACCAGTCCACGAATTTTGAATATTCTTCGTTTTCGGATGAGTGCGATAAAGAAAGTTCATCTTTCTTTTGTATTTCTTTATTATTATCCTTAAAGATAATATCATTATCATTATCATTATCATTATCCTTTAGGGTTTTGTTGGGTTTTTTTTGAAACCCATCGGTTTTGTTGGGTTTTTCAAATAACCCATTGGTTTTTTTTGGACGACCACCCTTTCTGCCATTATTTCGATTTGCTTGACAACGTTTCTCATACTTCTCTGCGTTCCGATCTATGTCGTTACGTATCGAGATATAGACAAGCCTAATGAGTTTGTCTTCTGTCTGCAATGGCGTACCATTGAGAGCGTATGACAAGAGAGATTTAAAAAGGCGTCCTGCCTGTTCGTCTGTCAGCAAATCTACCTGCTCTGATTTGTCAGAATATATCAATATACTTTTCTTGTCCATTTTCACTCCTTTCTTAATAGATTCAAATCTTTCTTTGGAATACTCTTCCATAATCGCTTATCAGCCGAGTAATGCTTGGCGGGATAACCAGTCGTGCTGTCTCTTTTTCGGCATATAGCCTGTAAGATACCTTCGTCCTCAAGCATTTGAATATACCACGTTACTGAATTTCGCAATACACCAGTCTCCTTAGCGCAATCAAGAGATGTACCAACTTTATAATGAAAGAAGTCGAATACTTTGCAAATGTCCTTATCTTGAAGTATATTTGCATCGGAATTATTTTTTAACTGCTCCATTTTTCAACAGTTTTCTGCGCCGATAGAGCGCAATTAGATTATATTCGCCGCTTTCTTCGTCTACCACGGGGAGGGCGGCAAGTTTTTTAATCAACTTATTTATCTTCATGGTTCCTCCTATCTAGCGCAGTATTCTTGTGCCTTACTTTCAAGTTCGTCATTTGATGACACCCGGTTGCGTTGTAACCAATCCTCAAGCTCATGCCGGTTGAAATAGACCATTTTACCCATAGGCTTGTAACAAGGTATTGCACCCGTCATAGTCAACTTATAGAGATAAGACTTACTTACGCCCATGTATTGTGCGGCTTCCGTACTTGTTAACACCTCTTTTGTCGTATTTATTATGTTAGCCGTGATAAGGTCGGCAATTCCTTTTTGCTCTTCTGACATTTCATGTTATTTTTTGTTTAACAAAGAGACGTGCGCATCGCCCCGTTATCGTCTGATAACAGTACAAAGATATAGCAAAACAAGATATGGACACGAAAAGAAACAAACAAAAAAAGCGACCATTAAAAAGGTCGCTAATGGTCGCTGATGTTGATAATCAATAAGTTACAAGGTCGCTAAAAAGTTTAGTATATTGTCGCTAATATTACTTGGCATGGTCTTGTTTTTGGCTAATGACATTGTCTTGCCTTTTCTATCAAGAAAGACAACAGATGCTAATTTTTCAATTTCCGCAATGTGTAAATCTTTTTTATAAAGCCCTTCAAGTAGTTCACGTGCCTGCTGTTTTGTACCTATCCATTTTATTCTTTTTGTCGTCTCTTTGCCGCCGCACCCGAACAAAAAAATAAAATCACTTTCTTTTGTATCTTCGTCAATGAGTTTTTGCCCTAAAAGGAATTGCCTCAATCTTGTGGCATCATCAATGGATAGTTTTTTGGGGAATGTTTTCTTTTCACCCATAATTATTTTTTGTTTGTACGCGTCTATACACTGATACAGATAATATACTTTCAGATAATTCTCAAAAAAATGGAAAGCGTCAATGTATACCGCATTTTCTATTAATATGTGCTCTTCGTTTATCAGCCTATCATAATAAGGTATCATGTAGGCTACCACTTGTTCGGTTGTGAGTTTTGGCATTCCCTCGTTGATATAAGCGAGCCCAAACATACTATCTATATCATAGTCCAGATATTTAATAATCTCATCTTTGTAAAACTTAATTACATCATCAACCATTAATGCTTTTTTCATTATGACGGTGATGTATCTTTTTACATCGCCAATCGCAAATGACATGGCTTTATTTACTTCATCGGTTATCTGTTTCTGATCCATATCCATATCTCCTTTCAGAATTTGATTTTAGGTAAACTGTTCACTGCTTCCTTTTTGAGCTTGTCAACAGCATGGGTGTACTTCTCCGTCATCCTTACGCTGCTATGGCCTAGAAGACTGCTTACAGTCTTGATATCAGCACCGTCCGCAAGGATGTTCGTGGCGAAAGAATGCCGCCCTACGTGCCATGTCACGTGTTTGTGAACGCCCGCAAGCAATGCCCACCTCTTGAGGCTCTTCACGCAGGCTGCATGGGTGGGGAGATTGAATATCAGTCCGTCTGCATCATCTTCCGAGTTTCCGATGAGTTCCAGCAGATCATCGCGCAACGGGATATGCACCCAACTGTTTTTGCTGTGTCCGGATGTCTTTGACTGATCGAATGTCAATAACTTGTTGGAGTAGTCAACATCGGAATATTTTAGTTCCTTCACGTCACAGAACCTTACACCTGTATAGAGCGTGAATATGAAAGCCCGTCTTATCTCCTTGTTCTGACCGTCCACCTTCGTGGTGATCATCTTTTCCATTTCGTCCTCTGAAAGGATGTCCTTGGTTATCTCGTCATCGTCCACTGACATTTTCACGTCATCGCAAGGGTTGGCCCTAAGTATCTTTGCCTCGGTTGCGGCTTTCATTACCTTCTTGAACCGTCTCCATGCACTTATCGAGCCGCTTCCCATGCAGGTATCAAGCAAGTGGTCCCTGAATTCTTCCATGATGCCCTTACTGAGCTGCTCGCTTTTTATATCGTCTTTCAGATTCGGATAATTATCCACGATGAACGCTTTGAACTTGTTGATGGCACTTTTTATCACCTTGATATCCTTTTTGTCGTATTTGGCAAGGTAACTATTCATGAAGTCCCATAGATTTGCATGATCGTTGATGAAGACGTAACCGAATTTATCCGATTTGAAGTCTTTTTCTTTCTGCGCACGTATCTTTGCTGCCAGTTCCAGTGTGTTTTTGTTCTCTGTCCTTTCTGCCGGTGTACGTGGATGGGACAATAGCGTAAGTTTCAGAAACTCCCTTTTTCTCCTCACTTTGCTCGTCTCCCTGCCCGTGATTTCATCCACTACAGTAACCCTTCCGAGGTAATAATCAAGAAAAAGCGCATAGTTTCCATCGGAAAGTTCCTTTTTCATGAGTTTTGGATTGTCAGAAACCCGTACATCGTTCTTCTTCAT